TTACAAGTAGAGTTGAAACTCAAACCAACCCGGACGTTGCGATTGCACTCAACACCCTGAGGGAAGTCTCACGTGAAGTCCAGTCTGAAGGCTGGTCTTACAATAAAGAATACGATTACCCAATTACACCTGATTCTAACAACGAAGTACCGATTGCTAACAACGTACTTCAAATGGATCTGAACAGAAATTACACACAAAACATCGACAGAGCTTCTGTCAACCGTGGAGGTAAACTCTACGACAAACGCGCTCACTCTAATAAGTGGACTGACGAAACACTCTACGTTGATATTACTTGGTATTTTGATTGGGAGAATATCCCACAACCTATCCAAGCATACATTGTAGCACGTGCTGCTGCTATTGTATCTAGCCGTATCATTGGTGACGGTAACCAATACCAAATGCTCCAACAGAAAGAAGCCTTTGCGCGTGCTATGGCATTGGAGTATGAGTGCAACCAAGAAGATGTTTCATTCTTTGGAGCACCTAAAGGTGGTGACTACTATCAACCTTATCAACCGTTCCATACCTTGACACGCTAATGCCAGCAGTAACTCAGCTAACTCCTAATTTTCTTGGCGGTGTATCCCGTCAAAATGACGACAAAAAATTACAGAATCAGGTAACTGAGTGTCTTAATGGTTACCCTGATGCAACCTTTGGTCTCCTTAAAAGACCTGGTATGAAGTACACCAATGTATTGCGTAAAGCTAATGGTGATGCTTATACACAAACTGAACTAGCAGGTGCAGCTTGGTTTTATATTGACCGTGCTGCAGCTGGTTCATATATTGGTTGTATTAAAGGTACTGACATTTTCATCTGGACTGCTGAAGATGGTACGTTTTGTACAGTAACTAATACAGGCACTGCATACCTAACTGGTGCATCTCAGGATGATTACCACTTCCGTAGCATTCAAGACACTACAATTATTACAAATAAAACGGTTGACACAGCGATGCAAGCTGCAGGCACGTATGTTGCTAATTCAGTAGGTACGCTTAAATTGCTTGGTGTTAGTGATGACGAGTATACGATTACATTACAAGGTGATCCGATTACTTTTTCACCTCAAAATACTGAAACATTTGATGAAATGTTGCTGTACGATTCAGGTGATGTTAACACTAACCATCACATGATGGATGCACTTCGAGCATATATTCTCGCTAGGCACAGTGCTAGTGATGCTGATTTTGCAGGCAGGTGGTATTTAGAAGGTTACGCAAACAGCATTGTTATCCGTCGCACAAATGAAGCTAACGGTGTTATTACAAATTACTCTACCCCTGGTGGTACCCCAGTAGCTTTTACCCTTAGTGCAAGGGGTGGTTTAAATAATGCATATTTGGAATCATTTCAAGATGAAGTTATTGACACAACTAAACTTACTTTAGAATCTTTCCATGGTCATAACGTAAGGGTGTTGAATAGCGCTGCAGCTGAGGATGATTACTACCTAGAGTTTAATGCATATGATGGTGTACGTGGTGGTGGTTATTGGGCAGAAGCTAGAGCACGTGATGTGTCTCCTGGTTTAGATGCTTCTACCATGCCCCATGAGTTGGCTAACACTGGAGCCACTACGTTTACCTTTGGACCTATTACCTACAAAAATAGGTTGACTGGTGATGATACTACTAACCCCCAACCTTCTTTTATCGGCTCACCTATCAGCTCTACGTTTTTCTATAGCAACCGCTTTGGTGTGTTGTCTCAAGATAACGTGATTTTTGGTGTAGCAAACGATGACTATAACTTCTTTGCTAGATCTGCCCTAACACAGATTGATTCAGACCCAATTGATTTGAACGTATCTAGTGTGCGTCCTGTTACGTTGTCTGACGTTCTACCGTCTCCACAAGGTTTGTTGCTGTTTAGTGAACGACAACAGTTCCAAGTATATGCTACAGATGCTAGTGTGCTTACACCTGGTTCTGCAGTGATTCGTACACTCTCTAACTATGAGATGGCTACAGATATTTCACCTGTAGATGTAGGTACAACTGCTGCATTTGTTAGCCGTGTTCCTGGTTATAGTAAGCTGTTTACTATGCAGCTACGTAGTGTGGAGCAATCACCTGTTGTGGTAGACATCAGTAAAGCTGTGCTTGAATGGCTTCCTGATACTATTGATGGTATTACTACCAGTCCACCTAACTCTGTGTTGATGCTTGTGGATAGAGATACTTCTTACCTGTACCTGTATAGGTATTATAACAATGGTAAGGAAGATCTATTCCAAGCTTGGACTAAGTGGGAACTGCCTGGTACTATTCAATCTGCAAAGATTATCAACGATGAAGTATATGTCGTCTCTCAACATGAAGACGAATACACCATTGGTTCTATTGCATTAGATGAGTTGCCAGCTGGTGCAACTGTTTCAACTGCATCTGGTTTTAACGGTAACCCTGCACTAGACATGGCTACACGTCCTGTCAAACCTGAGGTTTCAGTTGATGCGGTTGTCTATGATGAACCAAACGACATCACTAAAATCTACGTACCTTATACACCTATTGACGATAAAGAAGCTGCTATGCTTCTGACTGTTCCTACAGCAGATAAAGGTACAGATGCTGAGCTTGAATCCGATCAAGGTTATTGGGCAAAAGCAATTGAACGTACTGAGATTGGTACAGGGCACCGTTACTTTGAAGTAAAGGGTGACTTCTCTGATTATGCTGACGGTATTGTTGTCGGTTATAACTATGACTTTGAGGTGACTCTACCTAAATTCTACTACAGGCGTAACGAAACTACAACTGACTACACTGCTCAACTTACTGTATCCAGAGCTAAATTCTCCATTGGTCGTACTGGAGCAATTCAGTTTAAACTAAAAGGACAAGGCTCTAACGAATGGAAAAATATTCAGCACAGTATGGAAGCTGATTATTATTCTGCTGATACTAATCCTGTTCAATCAGAGAAAGTTTTTATCGTACCCGTCCATCAACGTAATACTAATTTTGATCTAAAAGTGACCAGCAATTTTCCATACCCTGTATCGTTGGTGTCAATGATGTGGGAAGGTAACTATTCTCCACGATTCTATAGGAGGACTTAATGTTTGAATTGAATAAAAATTATAACCTCCTGGATGAACAACTTGCTGAATCTGGGATGGAGATGCATATTACTGCAGCAGGTGCTGGTGTCTTATTTGATATTGGCAGCAGTTTGATTGGTGGCATCATGGGCTCTAACAAAGCCAAAGAAGCTAACGAACAAGCTGAACGTGATTACCGCATGAATAAGCTTCAGGCTGAGCTTGATGCTAGCGTGCAAAATGCAGCTAATAAAACTTCATTTGGTATTCAACAGCTTAACTACCAAACCAATCGTAAGTATGAATACGCTAATGCACTGCGTCAATGGCAGTACAACGAAAGTATTCAAGACTTTCAATATCTTCAAGCATACAAGCAGTACGGTAAATCAGTAGAGAATACTTCTGATCAACTTACCTACAACAACATTGCTCAAGAAGAAGCCAGGATGGCTGAACAAGCAGCGTTGAATGAAGTATATGATGAATATGCTTTCCAACGTCAAGGTGCATTGGTAGACAAATTGCAAGCAGAAGGTAAGGCTGCACTTGGTCAAGCGGGTAACTCCCGTAACAAGGCTATGCAGTCTACCATTGCTAGTCTTGGTAGGAATGCTGCAATCATGGACGCTAGTCTGTCTAGTTCTGTAGAGCAAACTCAACGTAACTTGAGGCAGATTGCATTTGGTAAATATGCTGCTGACTTGCAAGCTAATGCAAGCATGATGATTGCTCCTGAACGTGGTCCTGGTACTATGCGTCCAATGGCTACACCTGAGATGCAATTTATGTCTCCTGTACCTGTGGCTCCTGCTGCTGTTCAACGTCCTACAAGACAAAGTACTGCTGCTCCGTTGATCTCTGGCATCACTGGTGCTGCTAAGAGTGCGGCTACTTTTGACTGGAGTAAATTTAACAAGATAGGCTAATGGCTAAACAAGAAAAATTTAGAAGGTCAGCGCAGTCGATTGGTTTCAAGCCTATTCAAGTCAGCGGTAGTGAGATCGCTAACATGCGTGCTGAAAGCGCCCGTATGGCTTCTAGTATGCGGGACGCACGTAATGCTGAGATCTCAGAGCGTCAGCGTCAGCTGGATGCAATGAAAGAAGGGCAACAAATTGAAGCATCACGGCGCAAAATTAACACCACAATTATCACACAGAACGCCCAAAAAGAAGCAGATAATTTGCGTTTAGAAGCTGACACTAGACGCAAACAACTTGAGACAAATCAAGAAGCTGCTTCTGAGATGTTCAAGAGCATTGCTAATCTTAG